ATCGACACTTCCTCGCATTAGGCGTGGAGTATGAGTACAAGTATGTTAGGAAACATGCAAGTGTTGTCAAGCTAGAAGAACCATTGAGTAAGATGCCCGACAACATTACACATACAAGACTAACACCACTAGCACAGGCTATGCCCGAGGAGTATAAGAATGAGGATGCTATTATTGCTTATCGTGATTACTGCATTAACGAAAAACACTATGCCAAATGGGAACGCAATAGAGCTAAGCCTGTATGGTGGACAACACAGGAGGTTGCATGAATTATATATACGAAAGGATGATGGCTGAAGGAGAGACAGCTATCTTTGATAGAGACGAGCTGAGAAAGTTTGAAGCTTATGTAGCAGCTAACTATGAATCTTTCTATGATAACAAGGCTTCTTATGAAGTTAGAAAAGATGGAGAAAAATTCTTAGTAACTCTATTTGAAAACCCTGTTATAACAATGGAGGATATTTTACTTGACATCAGAGATTAATTCTGTTATACTCTGTATCACAATGAGTAACCAAACACATCAAGCCCTCTATCTCCAATTGAACGAATGGTTTGGTACAGCACAGTCTGTAACTCCGAGAGTAGTTACTCAAAACTCTCCCAACTTCACAACAAAGCTATAAAAGGAGGAAACGCATATGGCTATATTAGAAGGAACTGCGTACTGGGCAAGTATAACTACACCCAATACGACTTATGAACCAGTGTACACAGTCAACTTAGTGGTTGATGATGAGACTGCAAATGACTTTGCTTCTCGTGGACACACAGTAAAGCAGATGGATGAAGGTCCAGCTTTAATTATGAAACGGAAAGTGAATGGTCCGAAAGGAATGGTAAGACCTGCACCTCGTCTGTTTGATAAAGACAAGCAGGAGATTTCTACTGCTGTAGGTAATGGCTCTCAAGTGAGAGTTCAATTCAACGAGTACGATTGGGAGTACGCAGGTAAGCAAGGGAAAGGTCTCGACTTACAGGCTGTACAAGTCATGAATCTTGTTGAGTATAGGAACGGTGATGGTGATGAATTCTTTACTGACGGTGAGGAGTTTTAACAATGGTCGTTACTATTAATAAAGATGACGGAGTTTTAAACTTTGACATCAACAATATTGCAGATGATGCTAAGAAGCAGGAAGCTACTGTCATTGTGCAAAAGGTTGGCAACCTTCAGGTTGTCATAGAAGCTTTAGACTTTGCAAGTCGAACCCATCGAGCTAACTTAGAACAGTTGCTTGAAGGATGTGAGGAAGCTAAGGTAGGAGCAGAAGCAACGGAGGAAAAATCTGAGGCTTAATTTGAAACCGGCTAGGTGTAAAAGCCTAGCCACTTTTCTAAAGGAGATAGAATGCAAGAACAAAGTAAATTTGTACGACATAAATTACCATGTCCTTCATGTGGTGGGTCAGACCCAGTATCAATGAATGAAGATAAATCAGCTCACTGTTTTAGTTGCGAGACACACTTCGCTAACTATGTGGATGCTTGCGATGGTAAAATTGTGGACACAACACCTAAACCTAAAAGTAAAAATACTTTCTTGAATACTTATACTGGTAGCTTTAGTGCCTTGACAGATCGAGGTATATCTTTAGAGACAGCTAAGAAGTATGGGGTACGAAGTGTCGTTGGTGCTGACAATAAGATAGCACAACACATCTATCCTTTCTTCAATGGTAATGAGATAGTAGGAACTAAGACTAGGTTTGTTGAGAATAAGAACTTTGGTTTCTCAGGAACTTACGAAGGCACTGGATTGTTTGGTGAACAACTGTTTAGAAACACAGGTGGTAAGTATCTCACAATCGTTGAAGGTGAATGTGATGCTATGGCTGCTTATGAGTTGATGCAATCCAAGTGGGCATGTGTTTCATTAAAGCGTGGTGCATCAGGTGCTGTCAAAGATATCAGAGAAAGCATTGAGTTTGTTGAATCATTTGAGAATGTAGTGATATGTTTTGATAATGATCGAGCAGGTAAAGATGCAGCAAAAGCTGTGGCTCGTATATTAAAACCCGGCAAGGCTAAGATCATGACATTCCCTAATGGATACAAGGATGCTAATGACATGCTTAATCAGAAAAGATTTCAAGAGTTTATGTCAGCATGGTGGGAGTCTCGAACTTATACACCATCAGGTATCTTAGAATTATCATCACAGAAAAACGAATGGCTTCATAGAGAAACTAAAGAGAGCATAGCTTATCCTTGGGAAGGTCTCAACAAGAAGCTTTACGGAATGCGTAAAGGTGAGCTTGTTACTTTGACAGGTGGAACAGGACTTGGTAAGTCTAGTGTGACTCGTGAGCTAGAACATTGGCTGATCAAGAACACACAAGACAACGTAGGTATCGTAGCTCTTGAAGAGAACTGGCTTAGAACTGCTGATGGTATTATATCTATCGAAGCTAATGATAGAGTCTATCTAAACGAGAAACGTTCTAAGTATACAGAAGAAGAACTCACTAAGTTGTTCGATACTGTTATCCCCGAAGGTCGTGTCTTTATTCATGCACATTTAGGAGCTACTGACATTGATGATATCTTTGCTAAACTTAGGTATATCATTGTAGGTTGTGAATGTAAATGGGTAGTAGTTGATCACTTACACATGCTTGTAAATGTATTACATGAAGGTGATGAAAGACGAGGTATTGATATGCTTATGAATAGATTGCGTAGTCTTGTTGAAGAGACGGGTGTAGGCATGATACTTGTATCGCATTTACGTAGAGCCTCAGGTGATAAAGGACATGAGAACGGAGTTGAGGTATCACTATCTCACCTTAAAGGTTCTCAAGGTATAGCACAGCTATCAGACTGTGTGATTGCATTGGAACGTAATCAACAAGCAGAGAATCAAGAAGAAGCTAACACCACTAAGGTACGTGTACTTAAATCAAGATACACTGGTGATACTGGATTGGCATGTAGCTTACGATATAACAACGACACTGGTAGATTATTTGAAGTATCAGAGGAGGAAACATTTGACAACACAGAATTCTAAAATTATATTTGACATAGAATGTGATGGTCTTAAACCAACTAAGCTACATTGTATTGTAGCCAAAGAACTAGATGGACCAATACATAAATTCCCACCCAATAAAATTGAAGAAGGGATTGAGTTTTTAAAACAGGCTGATACTTTAATCGGTCACAACATCTTACGATTTGATTTAGATGTTCTTAAAAAACTAGCAGGTGTAGATTTGTTTCACAAGAACATTGAAGATACATTAGTAATGTCTAGATTGTTCAGACCTATTAGAGAGAACGGACACAGTTTAAAAACCTGGGGATATAGAGTCGGCTTTGCTAAACAAGAACAACCTGTAGACTTTAATGAATACACACCTCTTATGCTTGAGTACTGCTGTAACGATGTAAGATTAAATGAATTAGTTTATCATGCACTGATTAAAGAACAGACAGGTTTTAGTCCTGAGTCTATTGAGTTAGAACATAAGGTAGCTAAAGTTATTGCTGATCAAGAAAACAATGGCTTTGCTTTTGATGAAAAGAAAGCAACCATGTTACTTGCTGATTTAAAAACTAAGATGTATGAAGTCACTGATGAAGTTCAACGCACTTTCAAACCTAGGTTAGTTGATGTAAAACTTGTCACCCCTAAACTTAAAAAGGATGGTGAGTTATCTAAGTCAGGATTAACTACTGATGAGTATGATAAACTTATTTCAAGTGGTGATTACAAACCGTTTATGAGACAAGAGTTACAAGAGTTTAACTTAGGAAGTCGCAAACAAATTGGTGAGTATCTGATTGACTTTGGTTGGAAACCTAAAAGATTTACACCTACAGGTCAGCCTATTGTAGATGAAGGTACACTTAAAAAGATTACACATATACATGAAGCTAAACTTATTGCAGACTTTTTGTTGTATCAAAAGCGTATAGCTCAGATACAGTCTTGGTTAGATGCATTAGAAGAAGATGGTAGAGTACATGGTTCAGTGATTCCTAACGGAACTATTACTGGTCGTATGTCCCATAACCATCCAAACGTAGCTCAAGTACCGGCAGTTTACAGTCCTTTCGGTAAAGAATGTAGAGCTTGTTGGACTGTTGATGAAGGTAATGTTTTAATCGGAGTTGATGCTTCAGGATTAGAACTTAGAATGTTAGCACACTATATGAATGATGAGGAGTACATCAATGAAGTTATCAACGGAGACATACACACGACTAACCAAAAGCTTGCAGGTCTTGAATCAAGAGATACAGCAAAGACTTTCATCTATGCACTTGTATACGGAGCAGGAGATGAAAAGATTGGGTCAGTGGTTGGAGGTTCAAGAAAGCATGGCAAAGAACTTAAAGAACGTTTTCTTACCAACCTACCAGCACTTAAAACTCTTAAAGAAAAAGTACAACGAGCAGCTAAACGAGGATTCCTTAAAGGATTAGATGGTAGAAAGATATACATACGAAGTGAACATGCTGCTTTAAATAGTTTACTTCAAGGTGGTGGTGCTATTGTTATGAAGAAAGGTTTAGTCTTACTTGATGAACGATTAAAACTTAGTGACATTGATTATAAGTTTGTTGCAAACATTCATGATGAATGGCAGATCGAAGTTAAAGAATGTCAAGCTAACAAAGTAGGTCAGCTTGCTGTAGATAGTATTATAAAAGCAGCAAAAGATTTTAATATGCGATGTGCATTAGATGGTGAATTTAAGATTGGGAGGTCTTGGAATGAAACACATTAATTGTAAAGATTGTGGTACTGAATTAACAGATGACAATTGGTATCCGTCAAGAAAAGAAAAAAATATTCAGGTGTGTATTGAATGTTGGAAAACAAATCCAAAGCATACTCAAAGAAATAGTAATAGAATGTTTGTGAATGGTATACACATTTCAACAAACCATCCTTTACACAAACCCGGAAGATATAAAACATTTGAAGATGCAGCCTTCTCTTCTCTTTCTCAATATACTTTAACAAAAGAAGGTGAAGTATATTTAATTACTAACAAAGCTTGGAAAGGTTGGATCAAAATTGGTATGGCTGTTGATGCTCAAGATAGATGTAATCAATATCAAACTTCTAGTCCTTACAGAGATTATGAATTAAAATATTCTAAATTCTTTAACAATAGAAGAAAAGCAGAAAGCGAAGCACATAAAGTATGTGAGAAAAAAGCTAAAGAAAGAAACGGTGAATGGTTTAAGATGTCTCTTAAAGATGCTATTCAAGTAATAAATAATTTAACAGAGGTAACTCATGAAAAAGAAACAGCTTAATACACTGATTGAAGATATCTATTCTCAAGTTGAAATACTTGGAAGAGGTGAAGCACTTAATGTAACCGATAAACAAATAGAAGACTTCGGTAATTATATGCAAGAAGCATTAAGAGATTGGTTAACTCCTAAAGCAAACTCAAAACCTACACTTAGAATGTCAAACATTGGTAAACCTAGTAGGCAGTTATGGTTTGATATGAATTCAGAACGAAAAGCTAGGGGTATCAACGCACCGACAATGATTAAGTTTTTGTATGGACACATCCTTGAAAGGGTGGTTTTATTTCTTACAGAACTTGGTGGTCATGAAGTAACCGATGAGCAGAAAGAAATAAAAGTAAACGGTATTCTTGGACACATGGATTGTAAGATAGACGGAGAAGTGATAGATGTTAAATCAGCATCTAACTATGCCTTTCAAAAGTTTAAGAATGGAACGCTTGCTGAAGACGACCCCTTTGGATACATGGCTCAGCTTGCTGGATATGAAGAAGCAGAAGGTACTGACAACGGTGGATTCCTAGCAATCAACAAAGAAACAGGAGAGCTTGCTTTATTCCAACCTCAAGAACTTGATAAGCCAAATATAGATAGCAGGATTAAACAAATTAAATCACAAGTTAAAAAGAAAACTTTACCTGACTTTTGTTACGAGCCTGTGGCTGATGGAACATCGGGTAATTTTAAACTTGCAAGAGGTTGCACTTGGTGTCCTCATAAATTTGAATGTCATAAAGATGCTAATGACGGTGAAGGTTTACGAGTCTTTCAATACTCTAAAGGCATGTCGTATCTTACTAGAGTTGTAAGAGAACCTAAGGTTGAAGAGATAACTCATAGGTTTATCAATGCCTAGAAGAGTACCTAGAAAACCTAGACCTAAAAAGATTAACGTACCTAAAGGGTATGACAGTCGATGGGAGTATGACATTCATTTAGGTATACTTCAAGACTGGAAACATCATTGGGATGTCATACAATATGTTGTTGAACATAAATACGAAGCTGACTTTGTTAGAGATATAAATGGTAAAACAATTTTATTAGAAGCAAAGGGTAGGTTTTGGGACCATGCTGAGTACAGTAAATACATACACATTAGGAAAGCATTGCCTGAAAATACTGAGCTAGTGTTTTTATTTCAAAAGCCTTTCTCTCCTATGCCGGGAGCAAAGGTAAGGAAGGATGGAACAAAACGTACACATGCTGAATGGGCAGAAACAAATAACTTTACATGGTATAGTGAAGAAACTTTACCGAAGGAATGGAAAAATGAAACAGAATAATTATAAATTTAATGAAGATAAATTACTTCAAGAACTTAAAGCTTATGTTGATGCAACGTATACTCAACATTATGCATCAGATAAATATCAAGCTACTGATATTATCATAGACTCAGGACATGGTGAAGGTTTTACAATTGGAAACATTATGAAGTATGCTAAACGCTATGGAAATAAAGACGGAAAAAACAGAAAAGACTTGCTTAAAATTTTACATTATGGTATAATCATGCTTTATGTACACGACACAGAGAACACATAATGGTAGAAGATAAAGTAGGTATCAAGGAATATCTTGGTATAAAAATTAATTACAGTAATGAAAAAAATTTAGATAAGTTTAGTCTTGATACATTAAGAGACAGATACTTATGGGAGAATGAAACACATGCACAAGAAGCATTCGCAAGAGCCTCCATCTTTGGAGCAACTTACAAAGGGTCAACAGATTTTGAACTGGCTCAACGACTTTATCACTACAGTTCCAGTTGTTGGTTTATGTTTAGCACCCCTATACTTAGTAACGGGGGAACAAGTCGTGGGCTTCCTATCTCTTGTTTTCTTAATTATGTACCTGACAGCAGGGACGGTCTTTCTTCTCATTACAACGAAAACATTTGGTTGGCGAGCTCAGGCGGAGGTATTGGTGGATATTGGGGAGATATCCGTAGTAATGGTATACCTACTACTCACGGTAGTAAGTCTACTGGTTCAATCCCCTTTATGCATGTCGTAGATTCTCAGATGTTAGCCTTTAACCAAGGC